TGGGTATACACTTGTGGCGGGTGATGCGGGTAAAACCATATCAATCACCACTGGCGGCGTGACTGTCCCCAACTCAATCTTGTCAGCGGGTAACATTGTTACTATCTACAATAACTCAGGTAGCAGCCAAACCATTACGCAGGGAACGGGCGTTACGATGCAGTGGGCGGGTCAATCGTCATCCACAACTGGCAATAGGACGCTTGGATTATACGGAATTTGCACTATAATCTTTATCACATCTTCTAACGCTGTAATTTCAGGCGCAGGGCTGACGTAACATGACTATTATGCAAAATTTTTTTACGACGGTTGGAAAGGCTCCTGCGGCACCTCCCGGATCAATAACATATAATTCTGCTGGGCCTTTCAGTTGGACGGCCCCTGCTTGTGTCCGATCTGTTTCAATTGTAACCGTTGGCGGTGGCGGCGGCGGTGCCGGAAGCGCAGCGTCCAATGGCGGCGGCGGCGGTGGCGGCGCTGGTTTAGGATATTATAATAACTATACAACAATTCCCGGAAACACATATACTGTTGTAGTAGGCGGTGCCGGAAATGCTGGCCCTATTGGGGGTGGCGGAGGTGCTGGCGGAACAAGTTATTTTGTTAGTACTGGTGTTGTTTATGGAAGTGGCGGAAATGGCGGAAGGTCTTCGGCACCTGCATGTGGAGGAACCGGGGGAGGGCATGGCGGGACTAATGGTGCGCCCGGCGGAAAAGGCGGACGTGGATATGTCGGGGGTAACGGTGGCGCTGGTGGCGGCGGTGGCGGAGCAGGTGGATATTGCGGAAGCGTTTCTGGCGGTGGTTGCGGCGGGAATTATCCCGGTGATAATTCCACAGCGGGTGTTAGCGGCGCTGGTGGTGGCGGCAGAGGAGGTATTGGTTCCAGTTGCGGAGGCCAAGGTGGAGGCGGCGTTGGAGTTTTAGGGCAAGGTTCTAACGGTACAAAAACTGGTGGCGGAGGATCGGGTGGCGGCAACGGCTCAACAAACGGTAAAACTGGTGGACCAGCGGGTTCATACGGCGCTGGCGGCGGTGGTGGTGGTGCTTATTGCTGCTGCGGTTACGTTTGTTTTAAAGGCGCTGCGGGAGCAGTTGGCGCTGTTCGTATCATGTGGCCCGGTTGCAGTCGTTCATTCCCATCAACATCAGCAGGTAGCCCATAATGTCCAATTGGTATATTCAAATTGACGAAGAAGGTAATCCAGTAAACCATCCAATGCTGGAAGAAAATCTTATTGATATTTTCCCAAATGGTATTCCTGAGAAATATCAGCCATTTAATCGTACTTCTATACCTATTCCTAATACTTTTGAGAATGTTAGTTTTGAACCAATATATCAAAAAATTGATAACATTTGGCAAGATGTTTGGCTTATTACGGCAAAACCAGATGATGAGATATCTGCAATTAAAGCAAATATTGATCAGGTGATTGCTGATATTAAAACAACGCGGACATCAAAAGTGAATACTTTAATTGCAGACCTATCTACAACTGATGCACAAAAAATGGCATATAACAATTATCTTGCCCAATTGCAGGATTATACGGTAACGGACTATTTGAACTGGGAAGTTCCTAAGATACCTAAGTTAGATTCAAACGGAAACATTATATCTTAAAAGGAAAATAAAATGTCTGATGCCATTAATGCTTGGCACTATTTTACGTCTCCTGTTTATAAATTTGATAAACCAGAATTTTTAAAAGACGCCACCAAAGTATGCACGGAAAAATTGGCGGAAGTTAAAAAAACAACAAAATTAGATGATATATATCCGTTATATAACACTGGAGCTTTGCATACTGATGAAAGAATGCACAGTCTTGTGGATTATATATTAAAAACCTCATGGAATATTTTAAATGACCAAGGGTACAACATGGATGTGTACCGTATGGAAATGTATGATTTCTGGTGTCAAGAACATCATTACCGTTCTGGCCATGAAAAACACTTTCATAACTCCGTTATTTCTGGATTTTATTTTATAGATACGCCTCCAGATGGCTGCAAATTAATTATACATGAACCGCGTTCAACCAAGGAATTTGTTTCGCTTATTGAACGTGACCCATCCCAAGCAACGTATGCCAGCAATATGATTAATTTTATCCCAGAGTCAGGGACATTTATGTTTGCAAATTCTTGGTTGCCGCATTCATTTACCCGTAATTTATCCAAAAAACCATTTCGTATGATTCATTTTAATGTAGGTGTTGTTTACTCCCCACTAACTGCAACGGTTATATAATTATGATTACAAATTATACCGCTGAAAAATCATCTATTTTTTACCCTCATGTTTATTGGGAAGGTTATTTTACCAATGAAGAATTGGCACTTATTGTTCAATATTGTGAAAACAAAAAATTAGAAGACGGCAAAATTCAAAGCAGTGTTGATAACAAGATAAGAAAATCAAAAATAAATTTTACGGAGCCTGATGAAGAAAACAGGTGGATTTTTAATAAATTAAATGACTTCGTAACCATGATAAATGATAAATTTTATGGGTTTGATTTGGTAGGATACAATTCTTTTCAATTTTCTACATATAATTCAAAAGAAAGCGGCCATTACGATTGGCATATTGATAGTTATGTTAATCAAGTTAACCCGCAAGGAACTGGTCTTCACCGTAAATTATCTATGACTATGCTTTTAAATGATGATTTTGAAGGTGGAGATTTTGAAATTAACCTTTCCACTCCTAATAAAGTTAATGTTAAAAAGGGAATGGCTATTTTTTTCCCATCCTTTGTGCTGCACCGCGTCACGCCTGTAACCAAAGGCATTCGTAAGTCACTGGTCATCTGGGTTGAAGGCCCACGTTGGAAATGAACAAGTACGCCATCCGGTTCAATAAGTCCCGTGGTCAACCCGGTCGCGGGACGGAGGATCATGTCTGGCGGGTATTTGAAAACGGCCAAGAGTATCTGTTTAAGCATCTGGACATACAGGTTCCCGTCAAGGATGAACGGGATGGCGGGGATTGGAATATTGTCTGCTATGGTGTATTATCTATTGACAGGGAAACCTCCACCGCCATCATCCGGGATGCCTAATTATGAATGAGTATCAAAACCTTATAGATATAGGGGCAGGGATGGCCCTGACCGTGGCGGGATGGCTTTTGCGGGAACTTTGGGGCGCGGTAAAAGAACTACAACGGGATATTAGTAAACTGGAGGCGTCGCTTCCAAAAGAATACGTTCTTAAAGACGATTTAGATAAACGGATGGCCCATATTGAAGATATGTTCCAACGTATTTACGACAAATTAGACGGTAAGGCGGACAAGCCATGAGTACAACAACCAATCTGGCCCTTAACGAACCCGCCTATAACAGCACATCCCCTACGTGGGACCAGCCCCTCAATTACAATTCCACCATTCTTGACCAGATGTTTGGCAACACAACATCTGTATCCGTCAACACGGGCGGCTCACCGACCTATACAAATATTGCCGCACCCAGTGCTATAGCAGCAGGTTCCACATCTCAGGCCATGAGATTTAACCTTACGGGTGCGTTGGCGGCTAACCAGACGGTTTTGCTTCCACAAAGCGTCGCTGGCATGTGGGTTGTGACAAACAGCACGTCCGGCGCGTATACGGTTACTCTTGGCTCCAATAACGGCAGCAATGCGGCGGCTGGAACGACTGTGGCCCTCCCGCAAGGCTACAGCATCATCATTTATAGCGACGGCACGAACGTCAAAAAGGCGGATGACGGGATTCTTCAAGGCGGTTCTATTTCTGGCAATTTGACGGTTAGCGGCAGCATTACCGCTGGAACAACGGTCAACTCAGGCACAACGGTTGCCGCAGGAACCAATATTACCGCAACTACTACTATTGCCGCAGGAACCGCCCTTTCTGCTGGTACAACTGTTACGGCAGGGACATCCGTAAACGATTCTATTGGGAATGTTCGTAGTATCCCTATTAACTCCCAAACAGCCGCTTATGTCTTGGTCGCAACCGATAATGGTCAAGCTATATCCATTACGACTGGCGGCGTAACTATCCCAAATGCCGTAATGTCTTCGGGCAATGCGGTAACGATTTATAACAATTCTGGCAGCAGTCAGACAATCACACAGGGTACGGGCGTAACCTTACAGTGGGCGGGCCAAGCATCGTCTACTACTGGGAACAGAACCCTTGCATTGTACGGAATTTGTACGGTTCTCTTTACATCGTCCTCAACCGCAATAATTTCCGGGGCTGGTTTATCGTAATGGAATTTACGTGGTCATTCCCCCAATTTATAGTAAACCCACTATATGACGGCCTGACCAATGTGGTTACGGCCATTAATTGGGTTTGCACGGGTACGAATGGCTTGGTTACGTCATCAAGTTCTGGTACAGTGCAATTAGGAACACCAAATCCGGCGGAATTTGTTCCATATGCGGACATTACACAGGAAATGGCGTTCCAATGGGTATCACAATCTATCAGCATAACGGGGGTTGAAGCAGCTATTGCCGCTCAAATTAACCAGATATCTACACCACAAGTACAGCCTCAAAAACCACCATTTTAGGAGAACATAATGGAAAATCTTGAACTTGAACTAAAGTTGACCGTAGCCCACGTTAACACCGTATTGAAACACCTTGGTGCTGGCGTTTATGCGGAAGTAGCTGATTTGATTCAGCTTCTTCATGGTCAAGCAAAACCACAGATTGAATCTGCTGTTGTTCCCGCCCCAGCACCTGTTGAAGCTGCGCCAACGGAAGAGCAGCCCGCCCAATAAGGATGACTTATGACAACTGGCCTTACGTATAACAGTTACGTTCAGCAAATCGCTACGTTGGCGGTTGTCCCTACAACTGACACTAATTTCCAGATCATTTTGCCCCAAGCAATTTCCTACGCGGAACTGCGGATGCAACGTGATCTGGATTTTTTATCCGCACAAGTCTATGATAACACTTCGTTTTCTACAACTCAAAACGTTAATATCTTAACGATACCGACTGCGGCGTTTATTACGCTTCAGACGATTCAAGTAAATAACAACGGGGTTTTGACTCCTTTGGCCCCTGTGGCTAAGGAGTACATTCAAAACGTTTTCAACAGCACGGCAAGTGCAGGAGTTCCAAGTGTCTTCGCTGTTTATGGAGGCGATTCGGCCACGACTGGAAATACAAGCCAGTATATTCTCCTTGGGCCGTATCCTAACTCATCTTATCCACTGACGTTGACGGGGACGATTCATGCGTCGTCCCTGTCGGCGACCAATACGACCACGTTTATTTCCACTTATCTGCCGGACCTATTTATAGCCGCCAGCATGGTTTACGTGGGCGGGTTCCAACGTAACTTCTCAACGACTGGTGCTGATCCGCAGATGCCTATCAATTGGGAACAGCAGTATCAAACGTTGCTCAAAGGAGCGACAATTGAAGAATATAGGAAGAAATTCCAATCTTCCGCATGGGGTTCGCAATCTCCTTCGCCTATTGCTACACCGCCAAGGGGGTAAGCGATGGCCCACGCAACACTTAAACTTATTCCGGGTGTTGATGTAATTAAGACGCCGACCCTGAATGAGGCGGCTCTTTCTTCCACAAATCTTGTCCGGTTCATGCCGGACCGCAATAACCTTGGCCTTGTTCAGAAGCTGGGCGGCTGGGTTACGTATTTTAACACCGCCTATTCTTCTACGATTCGGGCATTAAAAGGATGGGCGGACCTTAATGCGGTCAATCATTTGGCTGTGGGGGCGCAATCATCTCTTAACGTTTTGACCAGCAATAACAATATTAACATAACCCCACAGACATCCGTTACCAATACCGCGCCTAATTTCTCCACAACTTCTGGCTCTACGACTGTTACAGTTGTTGATTCCAACATTACCGCATCGGTTTTGGATTACGTTAATTACGTAACGCCTGTATCGGTTGGTGGCATTGTGTTGACTGGGTCGTATTTACTTCAAACGGCGGGCGGCACAACTTACACAATTACAGCAGCATCCCCCGCTACATCAACGGTATCCAACGGCGGCGCTTCTTATACGTTTTCCACCACAAGTGGATCATCTGTTGTAACCGTTGTTTTAAATAATCATGGTTATTCAACGGGTTCTCAATTTTACATTGGGGTATCTACATCTGTAGGCGGGTTAACGCTTTTTGGCCTTTTTACCGTTTTAAGCGTAACTAACGCTAACACTTTTACTTTTTCCGCCCAAAATTCAGCTACATCAACCGCTGGTCCTGTATCTATCAATAGCGGTAACATTAATTCGACGTATTATGTAGCTATTGGCCCGCAACCCCAAGGTTCAGGATTTGGTGTTGGTGGGTATGGCACGGGCGGGTTTGGTTTGGGAACAACACAACCCTCCGTTCCGGGTACGGCTATTACAGCAACAGACTGGTCTTTGGACAACTTTGGTGAGAATTTAATTGCCAATCCTACGGGCGGCGCAATTTATTATTGGTCGCCATCTGGAGCGTTGCAAAACGCTCAAATCGTTGGTGGACAAGCGCCATTGGTTAATGACGGATGCTTTGTAGCGATGCCACAGCGGCAGGTTGTTGCTTGGGGGTCTTCGTTTACTTTGCAACCTGATCCATTATTGATCCGCTGGTCTGATGTGGGCGATAGTTCCACATGGATAGGAACCGCCACCAATCAGGCGGGTTCTTACCGCATTCCGCAGGGTTCCAAAATTGTTACGTGCTTGCAGGGTCCGCAGCAGGGCTTAATTTGGACTGACTTAGACCTTTGGTCCATGCAGTATATCGGTGCGCCATTGGTATACGGATTTAACAAAATCGGCTCTAACTGCGGTGCAATCAGCCGTAAATGCGTCGGCCAATTGGGTAACGTAATCTATTGGATGTCCCAGAAACAGTTCTTTGTTAATGCTGGTGACGGCCCTAAGCCGCTGCCCTGCCCTGTCTGGGACGTTATTTTCCAAAATTTAAAATCAGGAAATGATGGCAATGGCATCCCTTATACACAGCATATCCGTTGCGCCCCTAATTCACAGTTTAACGAAATCATGTGGTTCTACCCTTCCGCAAACGGAAACGGAGAAAATGATTCCTATGTTAAATACAATACGGTTCTCAACCAATGGGACTTTGGCTCTTTGGGTCGTTCTGCTTGGATTGATCAATCTGTCCTTGGGCCTCCCATTGGTGCTGGCACTGATAATTACCTTTATCAGCATGAAATAGGTAATGACGCGGCGGTTGGTAACACCACGACCGCTATGGCATCCTCCATGCAAACGGGCTTCTTCAGCATTGCTGAAGGCGACAAGATTATGTTTGTGGACCAAATTTGGCCCGACATGAAATGGGGAACGTATTCTGGCAACCAAAACGCCACCGTGTACGTAACTTTGTACTGGACCAACTATCCGGGCGATGCGACGGTTACGACTGGATCGTATTCAGGGTTCCCAAGCAATTCCGTGTTTTCCGCCACATTTCCAATGACACAAGCAACGGAATATATCTCCTGCCGCATTAGGGCGCGTTTGATTGCGGTTAATATTTCATCACAAGACGTAGGCACATTCTGGCGGCTTGGCGGCATACGCTACAGAGCCGCTCCTGACGGGAAATACTGATATGGCATCACTTGATGATTTGCTTTCCGCCCAAAAGAATGGTGTTGTGGCTCTCAATTCCATAGCAAACTACGATGGTTTGCGGACGGGGTATTATGGTTCAAAAAATACCAAAGAAATAGCAGCCGCTACCACTCAGGTGATAAAATTTTCATCTGGTTGGTTGGCGACAATTTCCGTCATAGCCGCAGGTTCTACGACTGGCTACATTTACGATACCAATAATTCCGGTTCACTGACGGGTAACAGGATTTACGCTATCCCGTCTTCTTTGGGGATTGGTATATACCAAATACAGATACCATTTGCGACGGGGCTTACAATTGTGACGGGAACGGGGTCAATTGTTTCCTTGACATATACCTAACAGGACTATCGAAATTTTAAATTTTAGTGTAATTCTATGGAATTACGGAGGCGGCAATGAGCGACCCATATAGCAATGATGATGATTTAACAGGCGGTGGCTCATATCTTCCGTCGCTCCCTAAGTTGTATCAAAGCATTTTAGGCAATTTTATTAGTGGTCCAGATCAAAATGCTGACATGATCAAGCCGCCAGAGGCAATGCAAAGTTTTTACAACAAAATGTTTAGTGCAATGGGTTTTCCGGATTCTCCTCAGAACCCTAATCGCACTATGCCAGCCCGTTCTGCGGTTCGCGGTGTATCGCCCCCTCCACAGTCAAATTTCCCGTCCCGACCACAAGCGGTTGCACCTAATCCATACGTCACAGACATGTATTCTGCACGCCCTCAAATGGTCGCGCCAAGTTCTTATACAACGGATAATTTTCCCAATAGGCCAACGGCAGATATGACGGCTCCGCGCCTTGATACGCGCACCTCTCAAGTGCCTTTACGGGGATCAACTCCATCAACTTTTGGTGAATCTACGGGCCGGGCGCATGCACAAGCGCCTTATAAACTTCCTGATGAAGTGGATTATACGGGCATTCCAAGGGCAATGTCTGATGCTGATTTTTATAATGCGCGCCCAATTTTGGAAAATCCAAGTGCTGCGTACAGTGGCATTCCAAAAAAAATGCAAGAAGCCGACTTAAATGCCCAAACCCCAATTCAGCGGGAATCAACTGGTCGCGCTCACCTTTCTTCTCCAATTATCCCTAAAAATGCAGCAGCCTCAACAGGCCGCGCACATATGTCCACGTCATCTCAGGACGAATCAGATTTACCCGCTTCTAAAGAGGCGGAAGATACGGGGCCGTTTCTCAACAACGATCCTAATGACATGCGTCCGGGGTCGTTGGGTGAAGCTAAGAAATTGTTTCCGGGCCGCCCTTTACAACAAGCTATTTATTATACTGACCCTACTGAAAAAGGCGGCGGTCAAATGCGCCGTCTTGGTGTAGGTGCGGATACCAGCAAACTTAATCCTGATTATATTGCACGTATTTGGGAACCCGCTGATATGTCTGGCGGGGAAAAACTCATTAGGGGCGCTTTTGAGACACCGGGCAAAAATCCAATTACATATACACCCGGCAAAGCAAGCGGCGGATCAATTGATGCCGCTTACAAAATTGCAAATCAAAAGGCTACTCCTTGCCATGTCGGATTCATTAATGCTGCTGTTGGTGGTCGGACTGATCATCTTCCTATGCATGTCTTAGAAAATTCTTACGTTGTTCCTGCGGCGGAGGTTGGCGCATTGGGACAAGGCAATTCGTTGGCTGGCGCAAAAATTTTGGATGGCATGTTCGGCCATGAAAACGCAAAAAGCCAACCAGCACATAAGGCAATTGGCGGTGGTGCTGCTGGTACACCAATGAAAAGTGGTTATCTCTCCAATCAATACACCTTGCCAGAAGATGTTAAATTGGGAGTTGATGCACCAAGCTTTTCTGGAGCCAATTTAATTAAACAAGGATTCTCAACTGGTCCTTTTGGTTTAAGCCAACAATTGCCAAAATTTTCAGCTTTAGATGTGCCAAAGCCACCGACTGATCTTGAAAGTTTAAGCGATAGACTTCGTCAGAACAAACAGGGTACGGCAGCCCCTCAAGCGGAAGCGCACGGTGGGCCAATTATGTCCGGCAATCACCGTCCTGTCCCAATTGTTGCGGCGGGCGGAGAATATGTCATTCATCCCGATATGGTTCGTAAATTAGGCGGTGGAGACATTAAAAAAGGCCATGATTATTTGGATAATTTTGTAAAATATGTCCGCCAACATACGATTAAAACCCTTCAAAAACTTCCCGGACCCCGGAGAGATTAATGGAATACCGCGTTCGTATTGCTGCCCCTGAAGATGAGGCCGACGTTCATGCATTTCTTAAAATGATGCATGAAGAAAACGGTATTTTTGAATGGGACGATGAGAAAACGCGGGAATTCATCGCAAGAGCCACCAGCCGTCGTTATGGTGTTATTGGTGTAATTGAAGGTGAAACTGGTTTGGAAGGCATGATTTGCCTTGTTCCTGACCAGTTATGGTATTCTTCGGATTGGTTTTTGAATGAAGTATTTAACTTTGTTCACCCTGATTTCAGGCGGTCAACACGGGCAAAAGGGCTGATTGCTTTTGCGAAAAACATATCTGATGAAATGAATCTTCCATTAATTCTTGGTGTTGTTTCTAATTATCGGACAGAAGCTAAAGTTAAATTATATGAACGTCAGTTCCCAAAAGCGGGAGCGTTCTTTATGTACAACAATTCGTCGATGAGGGTTCCAAATCATGGGTAATTTTTTAAACAGCCTATTTGGCTCTTCTCAATCGTCATCATATCAACCACCCGCAATTTTGCAAAATACAATTACGGATTTGCTAACCCGTGCGGGTACGCAATCGCAACAGCCTTATCCGCAATATACGCCAGATACGGCGGCGCAATACTCACAATATAATCCCGGATTGGTTGCTCCTTTAACGCCTAATCAAGTTCAGGCTGGTCAATCTATTGCTGGGTTGCAAGGATACACACAGCCTAATTTTAATGCGGCGACTGGATTGTCATTGGGGTCTGTTAATCCATTGCAAATGCAACAATTTTCTCAAGGGGCGGTTAACCAATATCTCAATCCATATCTTAATGATGTGGTAGGCTCTGCTGTTGCTAATATTAATCAAACAAATGCCCAACAACAGCAAGAAGTGTTGGGTAATGCAATTCAACGTGGTGCATTTGGTGGTGACCGTGCGGGTATTGCTCAAGCTGAATTAGCCCGCCAGCAAGGTCTTGCAAATAATGCAACAATTGCAAACCTTCTTGGTCAAGGTTATTCGCAAGCGCAACAACAGTTTAACCAACAACAACAAACTGATCTTGCGACACAATTGCAAAACCGCCAGCTTTTGGCTCAGGGTGCAAACCAACTTGCGAATCTTGGAACGCAGGGCCAGCAAGCCGCGCTGCAACAGGCGCAAGCACAATACGGTTTTGGTACAACGGAACAGCAGCAACAACAGGCTGGCCTATCCAACGCATACCAACAATATCTCAATCAGCAAATGTACCCGTATCAACAACTTGGTTGGTACGCTCAATTGGCTTCGGGTACGGCTCCGTCTCTTGGCGGAACAACAACTCAATATTCGCCGACATACAGCCCTTACAATATGTTGCAAGGGTTAGGTACATTAGGCGTATTAGGAAATTCAGGGCAAGCAAGCAGCAACCCATTTGCAACTGCATTATCGGGCCTTGGAAACTTAGCTTCCGGAGCAAGTTCTGCTGCCGCAAGCATGTTTCCGTTTTATAAAGACGGTGGCCGCGCTAATTACGATAGTGGTGGCCGCACTGGATATGCTGATGGGGGAAATCCAGTAAGCCCAGTCACCCAAGCGTATGATGATTATATTAATGCGGCCAATTCGGGCGCTCCATATGATGTGCTTCAACAACTTTATCAAAAATATCAACAGTCTTTCCAAGGCGCAACGCCTCCGTTTAAAAACGCGGCAACAACCCCTGTGGCGACAACTGCTCCTACCGCAACAACGCCTCCCGCGCCGGGAGTTGCTGCTGTGGCGACGGGCGATCACGGTGGTGCAAATCAAGGATTAATAACGGCCCGCAATGCCGCATATTCTCCTGATTACACAAGCAGCAATGGACCTGTTGGTGGCGGTGGGTATGGCCCTTATGATGCAGGTGGCGGTCCCGGAACTGCGTTTAATCCCGGCGGCCCATTGGGTGGATTAATAAGTGGAATTGCCGCAGCATTGCAAGGAACAACCAACGTAAATAAAACGCCATACGACCCAAATTATACGGGCGTTGTGTC